AATGGGTCATCAGCTGGGTCCGCGAAAACACCGTCGTTCGGCGCGGTCGTGCGTTCAATGGCTTCGCTTTCGAGGAACATCAACCGATCGAGCGCGCCATTCGTCAGCCACGCGCGCATTTGCATATATCTCGGCCGGCTCATGATGGCGTTCAGCGCCTCGGTATCGAGCGCATCGGCCAACTCCCGCGCGGTCTCGTCCAACCATTGAGCCGCTGTTTGCCTGGACTTCGGCGGCTCCCTCTTCGGGGCAGGTATCGGCTCGATCTCTCCCACGATCTCCCCTTCGATGATCTGGCCCATTTCCTCCCGCGAGTAGACGCCCAGGATTACCGCCGGTGTCCATCGCCGCGCCCATACCCTGGCCCCGTGGTAGACGAGTTGCTGATCCGGTTGGCGCTTCCACATCTGGTTGTCGGTGCGCGCTTCGCGCAACGTCACCGTCACCGTGCGGGGATTGGTCTCGCCGCGCCGGGTGGCGGAGACCTCGATGGACCGGCTCTCACCCTGCCCCGTGAAAGTGTAGTCAAGTTGCCCGGTGATGGCGCCCGACGTTTCCACCGCCGCCGCCACCAACTTGCCCTCATACATCATCTTGCCGGAGATTACCGACGTGGCCTGGGCAACCGCGAAAGGCGACATACCCCAACGCATCGCCTGCTCGACCACCATGAGGCAGTCGCCTGGACTGGCCTGCAAGTGCTTTGGCAGCGTGCGGGCACGCGCCATGAACTCCGCCAGACGCAACGCCTCATCCATGTTGCGAGGCTCCAGGACAACGTGCGAGACGCCCGTTTCACGTGGAGCGGTGGTGATTGAAGTGCTCATTATCCGCGCCTTATCATGAGATAATCAGAACCCGTTTTCAGTTCCGCGCCGGGGATGGTTTCGCCCGCCTCCAGGAACGCTTTGATCGTTTCCTTGTCGGGTTTTTTCGTCACGATAACCTCGCAGTAATTATCTGGAACTTTATCCGGGTCAGGGATGTGGACGCCAACACGGCCCGCGATGACTGATGCGGTCATGTCGGGGATCTCGAATTTCTTGCGTTTCGTCGCGGTCATGAGATCGACGGCGAGTTGTTTCATCACATCCTCACGCGCCCGATAGCGGTTGCGTCTGGCGATGATCAGCTTCGCCTGTTCATCCGCCGCCGCCGCCATGGCCTCGGCATGAACCTTGGCGCGCAGCGTTCTGGTGATCAGGTCATCGGCGTAGCCCTGGACTGGACCCAGCAGCTCCGCGAGCGCTTCCTCATCCCCTTCCAGGGTCGGATCGTCGGCCAGTAGCCTCTCGCGGGCATCGTTCCAGATCTGGAGCACGCGCTCCACGTCGTAGCCGCTCGGTGCGTCGCTCATCGCGGTAAACCTTCGACCGAGATCCTCTCAGCAACTTCATCAGCGCTCAGCAGCCGGGTCCCTCGCTCCAGTCGCTCGGCTTCCTCGGCCAGTCCCTCCAGCACGTTGGCGACAATGTCGTCGAGGTGAACGTCAGCAACAGGCGGATCATCCAACAACCGCCGCCGCGCCAGCAGCCAGAGCGCCAGCTTTCGCAGTTCCTCACTCAGCATCGCGCGGCTCCTTTCGCGTTCCATGGTTTGAACATGCGTAAGGCCTCGGGGCGCAACAGCGGGTCCGACCAATCGCCCGTGAACCTGATCGCGCGGTCGTCAATGGTCAGCCACGCGGGCGGTTTTTCATGAGCCAGGGTCAGTTCAACAGGCTCGCCTTCCCACGCCCGCATGTTTTCCGCGAGCCATTTGCCCATCGCCAGAAGCCCCTCATCGGTCGATGATCGGGAAGAGTAGACCACCAGTTTGAAGTATTTCTGAGCCTCAACGGCCCACTCAAAGAAACCAGGAACCATCACGTCGTAAAGGGTGCCGTCATGCCAACCTTTGGAATACAGGTGAATTACACCATCCATGTCGATACATAGGGTTGGCTTAAACTCACTCATCACGCGTCTCCTGTCTCAGTCGCTCGCGGGCGATCATCTTATATTCCCAGTTTGCGGAAACCTTCCGCTATGGTAATGGGTGTGTTGATTTCCTGTAGAACAACATCAGGTAGATCAGGTTGATATGCACCGGCTTGTTCGGCCCAAGCCTCTAGTCGTGCTTCGCGTTCTTCATCAGCCTCATTCCATTCTACAGACACACCTATGGCTTTCAGTGCAATTTCAATCTCCATACCCAACCGGGACTTGCCACTGCCTGTTGGGCCAGAGATGGTTACAGTTACACGCATTATATCTCCTGTCTCAGTCGCTCGACGGCGGCCGTGGCCTCGTAGAGCAGCGCGGCCGGCGGCGGCTCGATGTGCCGGCGGCACCAACTCGTCAGCCTCTCGACACTCAGGATGTCGTCGGCTCGACGGTCCCACATGTCCGCATGCTCACATGTCCGCATGTCCACTCGATGATCCATCACCGCGTCCTCTCCGGCCGATCCGTCGCCACGATCAGGGCGGCGACCAAGGCGTCGAGCGCCTGATACGCGAGCGCCAGCATCACGCGATCGGCATCGTCGAAGTCATCGTCGCCACAGAACGAATGCAGGTAACTGAGCGCCCGCCTGATGTGCTCGACATCGCGCTCAATCTCGATGTCCATCACGCCGCCCTCTCCAGAACGCGGTGCATGTCCGACAGCACCTCCTCCGCGCACCCGAGGTGATACGGGCGGCCTTCAAGCAGATCCGTGGCGCCATATTCACCGCACAACTCGCAGACGACCTCGACCTGTCCGGTGCCGTCACACGCCTCGCACCGAACGCCGCCGGCCGGGCTGTTGCCAGCGAACCGCGTGCCGTCCTCGCAGCGCTCACATTCGACCAACAGCGCGGCGGCGTTTGACCGGGCGGCGCCGTCGCGTAATGTAACAACGTCAGATTGAAAAACCGGACGGGGAGGACAAGAATGAAGGGACACGGGAAAAACTCCAGCGGGATTGCTGGAGGCACTGTCGTATATTACGACAAGCTTTGCAACAGGGAAATGTCGTCAAACACGACAAAATTATTGGCTGGCGCTGAACCCCTATGCCGCCGCCGTCGTCGGTGGTGGGAATCCAAGCATCTTCGCGGCGACAAGGCGTTGCTCGGGGGTGAGCCCCTCCCAGAACCGAACCCAGGCCAATGTGTCGGGATCATCAATGAACTTGCCGACCAGTGGGCCGCCGGGAGGAACCTCGCGGCACAAAAGCCAGTCGAACGGCACCTTAAAGTGGTCCGCTAGAGCCAGCATTGTCCCGAGGCCGCCCGGTTGGGTGCCTCCCTCGATTTCCCCGAGGACAGATCGCGAGACGCCGATTTCAGCAGCTAAATCGACCTGTGTTATTTTTGAGTCTCGGCGCAATTTCGCGATCCGGCGTCCAATTGCCTTGAGATTACTCATAAGGTGAGGATGGCAGAGGCGGTCGTGGCGCGTGTCGTTGCTTACGACAACGAGGGTTGACAGAACGTGTCGTAATAAACGACAATCACGGGCATGGAGAACCCCGCCCTTACCAAACTCATCAAGGACCATGGCGGCGTGTCGAAGTTCGGCGCGTCCCTCGGCCTGAAGCACAACACGATCAGCGAGTGGAAGACGCGAGGCTGGATTCCAGCGTGGCGCGCCCAGCAGGTCAGTCAAGCTCTTAATCTTCCCATCGAAGATGTTCTGCAACTGACACGGCGGGCGCCTGAAACGGCCGAGGCGGTCGCCTGATGCCCGTATATCTCGCGCGCTTTGGTTCCGATGGACCAGTCAAGATCGGATATTCGGCGTTCGTGCAATGGCGGTTGGATATGATCCAGGCTCGCCTTTGGGATGACCTGAAACTGTTTCGCCTTCTTCAAGGCACTGAGGAAGACGAACGTGCATTGCATCGTCGGTTCGCCCATCTTCGCATCCGTTTCGAGTGGTTCACCTATTCGCCCGATATGTTGGGTGATCTTGGTTTGCCTGATCTTGGTAGTGATCCAACTCGATCTCTCACCGGGCCTAATCCGCGCAATCACGGCGACACGCCGCGCTCGTCGGCGCTGAGAGCATGGATGGTTCGCGAGGGGCTTCATGAGCACGACCTGGCAGAACTTCTTGAATGCACCCGAGGCACGGTCGCGGGTTGGCTTTTCTATGGCCACCGTCCGCAGGCGAGGATTGTAAAGCGGCTCATCTTTCTCAGTGATGGCGAACTCTCCGCTGCTTACGGCACTCCTGACCCGAGATGGCGACCTCAGCCAGTCCAGCAGGCCGCCTGATGCGCGCGTGCCTGTGGATAACACCAGCGGGAAAGGTCGCCTAGAAATGTATAACTTCCTCACAGCCGAGGATTGCGCTCTCCGCTTTTCCACCGTCCTGCGCCGGCATTTTCAATGGACGCGCTGCGCCGACAAATTTCTCGCCCGCCGCATCGGCATCGACCGCCGCGTCGCGCAGAATTACCTCTACGGCGTGCATTCCCCGCCCGCGCACAAGTTGATTGAACTAATGGCGGAAGTGTCCGAACTCGCCGACGAAGTAAATCGCCTCGTCGCTGAACGAAGGGCGGCCCGTGGCAACGGATGACATTCGCCGCGGAGTTTTCCACCGCCTGGCGCGGCGTGCGGATTGAGCAGTCCGAACTACGCCTCGGCTGGATCACGTTGTGGTGGTGCCGCGCCTCGGTCAGCAACGAACTCGGGCGTTACCGCGCCGCCCTGGCGGAGGCCGCGAATGAACTGAAGCCGCGATAACGGACGGGAGGAAACCACATGAGCCAGCCGGCCGAACGCGTGGTGACAGTGACCACTGAACGCTACCGCCGCGAGACCGGCCGCCTCATCGCGGCACTGCGCCACGACGGCCTGCGCTGGCGCGAGATCGCCGAGCGCACCGACCTGACGATACACACCTGCCGCGCGCTGCTGCGCCTGTACGGCGCGGACTGGGTGCCCCCGCAGTGGCCAAAGACCGTGACCGTCGTCCACGGCCGCTTCTGGTGGATCAAGCGTGAGGGCGAGCTGTGAGCCGCCGTAAGCCTCTCGCCATAGACCTCTATGCCGGCCTCGGCGGCTGGTCTGAGGGCCTGTTGGCCGAGGGCTACGACGTAATCGGCTTCGACATCGAGGCCCACCGGTACGGCGAGCACGCCTATCCCGCGCAACTGGTGCTGCAAGACGTGCTGACGCTGGACGGCGCGCAGTTCAAAGACGCCACGCTGATCGTCGCCAGCCCGCCGTGCCAGGGCTACAGCTATCGTGCGATGCCCTGGAAGCGCGCAAAGGCGCTGCCGCCGCCCGACAACTCGCTGTTTGAGTCGTGTTTTCGCATTCAGCGCGAGGCCACTGAGGCCGCCGGACATCACATCCCGCTCGTCGTGGAAAACGTGCGCGGCGCGCAGAAGTGGGTCGGGCGGGCGCGGTGGAACTTCGGCAGCTATTACCTGTGGGGCGATGTGCCGGCGCTGATGCCAATCACGTTCGCCGGAATAAAGGTTTCGGGATTGGCTGATGGCCGGTTTCCTCCCGGCGGTCTCGCTCAAGGACATCTGGACGGCATCAAAGGCGTCCCGCACCGCACCGCCGGACACTGGACCAATCCCGCTGAACATGAGGGGCTGAAACAACCCGGTATCGACCTGTCCGATGTCGGCTTCAACGTCGCGAACGCCAGACAATTCGCGCACATGGTCGAGGGTGTGAAGATAGAACGCTCCGAGGACGACAAGCGGCAACACATCGGCACATCCAGAAAATTCGCATCCGCCATGATTGCCAAGATCCCGCTGCCGCTCGCTCGCCACATCGCGCGGGTCTACCTGCCATGAGCGAACAGCCCGCCATCATCGTCACCATCCCGACGCCGCCCAGTCTTAACAAACTTTGGGTCACCGCTCCTGGCAAGCCACGGGTTCGTAGCCGCGAGTACCGCGCGTGGGCTGAAAAGGCCGGCTGGTTGTTACGAATGCAGATCGTCGGCATGGCGCCGCTGGCCTGCCGTTTCAATCTCGACATCGAAGTGCCGATTTCGCGCCGCGACACGGGGAATTTCGAGAAGGCGCTGTGCGATTTATGCGAAAGCTGTGGTGTGGTCACCAACGATGGCAACGCCCATCGCATCACGGTCACGCCAACGGAACGGACGGACTGCCTGCTGGCTTTTTGGCCGCTGCCCGAGATGGAATCGGTGCGTGCCCCGGCGGCACCACGACGCGCGGCACGGACACGCACGTTCAGGGCGACACGGAAATTGCCGGGATTGGCCTGGAGGATGCCGTGATGCCAGTCATGCCCGACGATGACGTGATCATCTCGGAACGACAGAATGGCACGTCAACGCGCGATATCGGACGGTTGCTCGGGCGCGGCAAGAACAGCATCGCCGGGCGCATCAACCGGCTCCGGGCGTTGGGCCTCATCACCGAGGTGCTGCCGTCCCCGATCCACCCCCCCGGCGCTCCAGCCCCCTACCCCCGCGCGGCCCCTCCAAGGCCCGTTCAGGCCGACGTGGCGCCCGAGGTCGGATTACCCATCAGCCTCGCGTGCTCGGCACTACGGTCTCCTTCGGAGCCCTCCGTCCAGCTCACACCGGCTCCGGCGTCACTCCCGCTCTCCGGACAGTGCCGGTTCCCGTTGTGGGCCGACAACACGGCGCCGAACCACGAGTATTGCCGGAAACCCGCCCGGCTCGGATCAGCGTATTGCCCGCATTGCCGCGCCATCTGTTACGCGCGCGAACCACGACACTGGGCGGCGTCGTGACCGCCATGCTCCGCGTGCTCTCGCTCGGTGCCGGCGTGCAGTCAACGACCCTCGCGCTGATGGCGGCGGCGGGGGAGATCGGGCCAATGCCGGACTTCGCGATCTTCGCGGACACCGGCTGGGAGCCGCGCGCGGTTTATGACCACCTCGACAGACTGGAGCCGATGCTGCCGTTCCCCGTCGTACGCGTTTCGGCGGGAGACCTCCGCGCCGACATCATGGCCAAAAGCAACACGACCGGCGGCCGGTTAGCGGCGGTGCCCTGGTTCCTGCGGATGCCGGACGGCGGTGACGGGATTGG